AATTCCTGATGCAGTATAAAAACTTGGTATATCAATACTTCCTATTGCTAGACCTTTTCCATATCTTGCGTTTGTTAAATAATCTAATAAACACCAAGCTGGATTATCTGAATGTGCAGAAGTTTGTGCTACTGAACTTGAATTATAAGCTACTAATTTTTTACCTTGTACGATTGATTGAACTTTAGGAATCCCAGTAAATGCGTCTTGATTCCAAGTAAATTTTAAAGCTAAATAAGAAAGACCTGATAGTTTATGTGTACTTCCCCAACTAGATAATGTTGATAATAATGATGATGCAGATTGTCCATCAGTTCCATAATGTGGTTCAACTGTAATTAAACTTGTAGAGTCTTTATAAAAATTACTATCTCCACTCCCTACTGTTCTTTGAACATTATCTGATAGATCGCCTGACCATGTTACTGTTTTATCATCTATTTTTATTGAAGTTATATCGTTTATTTCTCCTTCTGATAAAATTATTGCCATGTATAAATGGGTGTTATCTGTACCTGAAGTTTCCATAAAGACTCTAGTTCCACCAATCATTCTTGTTCCATAGATTACAGGAATGTTTGCGTCATTAGATTGTTTATTTAATAAGATACCTTTTTCATAATTATCAAAATCATTAGTACCAAAGTCTGGCATTTCAGGAACTTTAGGTCGCATTAACCAAGCTATCGCAATACTAATAACTAATTGTGTAACAGGATTCAAATTTGAAAAATACTTAAATACAGTTTTAAAAAAACCACCAAATCCCATTATGCTCTACCCCATTTAATATCTTGTACTGTTTCAGAACTAAAATCCATTCCTACATCTGCACTAAAGAATCTTTGTTGTGATGTGTTGTTTGTTTTGCGACCATTCTTTTTATCAAAGTCTGCCCAATGAGATACTACTGATAGATTAACTGTGCTAGAAGTTTCAGATTCATTAACAGAAAAACTTTCTATATTTCCTGAATACAAAAGAAATGGATCAGCAATAATAGCATTAGCATCTGTTAATAAACCTCTATAAATACTTACAGCATCATTAACTACATTTTCATTTAAACAAGTTGATATAAATGTTTGATCTGCACCTGATAAAGATATTGTTAAACTTGATTTAGTTACATCTGCTTGTTCTGTAAAATTAGAAAAACCTAATATAAAATCACTTGTTGCATAGGTAACTGAACTACCTGATATAGAAGATGTTAATGGAAATAAACAATCTGTAATATTAACAGGAGTACCAAACCCAAGTGTAAGTAAATGGAATGGTCTAATATCATTTGTTGCTAGTTCGTTCTTTAATGCTGTTGTCAGGCTTCTCGTCATGTTCCTCGAATGTTCGTCTATTAATTTTTATCGTGTCCATCACAGTATAAGTAGCATTTTTAGAAGGCTCTTTACATTGTTCCAGATTATTGTTTTTAACATCAATATTTTCAGCTTCAACTATTTCTTCTGCTAACATATCAACATTAATCCAATACTTTACTTTGTATTTCATCTATAAGGCTTCTTCAACATCAAATTGGTATTCGTAATATAAATTTCCATCTTTATCTGCACCTGATACTCCAAACTCTTGAACATCTGTTGTTAAAGAAACAGTAAAAGGAACATTATCATAAACAACTACTGAATCATCTGCTAGTGCTACAAGTAAAGGTGGTTCAATAGTAACTGTTGCAGCATTACTTGAACTGGTTACATCTGAAACAACCATATAAACTTTATTATGTGAAGCAAACTTTAAAAAATCTCCAGCTTTAAATCTACCAGCACCATCTCCACCAAATGCGTCCATAGCTATTGTTGTATCTCCAACTGCGTGAACTCCATTAACTAAAACTGTACCAGCTTCAGTTCCTCTAGCATCTTCAAGTTCTGGTGGAATAATTGTAAATGTTTCTTTTTGACCTCTTTGTTTAACTATAAAAGCCATTAAATCTCCATATACATCTGATCTTTTTGCAGTAATAATTTGAACTGTAAATGACCACCTTTGATTATCTATTTGTCTAACTAATCTTTTACCTGATACGGATTTAGATATAATAGTATTTTGAATAGACTTTATTCCTAAAGTTCCAAATTTAGCAGTTGATATAGGGAAAGCACCTGACATTATATAATACTTTTCGCACCTCTCTCATTAACAGCTTGATTAATTAATTGTGTTATTGTTCCTCTACTTTGAGTTAATAGTTCATCAAATCCTCTAGCATCTACTGTATTAATATTAAAATTAACTGTTGTACCCCCACCACCACCTACTCCTCTAGCATTTTGTGTAATTTGTCCTGATGAATTTGGTATAAACATTTCTGCACCTCGTTCTCCTACAAGAGTTGGTTGTCCTTTTGCTACTGCACCACCACTAGCTTTACCAAAGAAACTTCCTAAAGAACCTAATCCCATTAAATTTGAAGCACCAGAATAAGCTAATTGTTTTTGTTTTTCTCTTGTTATCATTTTTTCAATAGCAAGTTCAACACTTTTTCTTGCAATAAGTTGAATCAAATGTGAAATAATATTAACTAAAAATGTTTGAGCCATTTGTTTAAAAGTATCTGATAATTTTTCTCCTAATACTAATGTTCTTGCAATAGCATCTGAAGTTTTTTTGATTCCATCATTTAAACCTTCTTTAATTGTTTGACCAATATTTTTAATTTTATCTTCTAGTATAGTTAATTCTTTTTGATTCATTTCTCTGAAAGATTCTTTAAGTTGTTCTGTTGTATTCATCATTTCGTGCATAGCATTATGTGATGATAATATTTGATTTGCATTAAAGGCTTTCATAAAGGCCTCTCCAGCTTCATTTGCTTTTAATGCAAGTTCTTCAGCAGCATAACTAGCTATTAAAAATTCTTCTCCACCATGTTTAACTGTTCTTTGTAAAAGTTTATATTCATCTTTTGCTTCTTTAGTAACTCCAGATAATGTTTTTATTCTTCTATTAATATCATTTATAATTAAACCAGCACCAGCTAATTTTGCAAAGATTCCACCTACAGCAATAAGTACAAGCCCAAGAACACTTTGGAAATCTCTGAAATTTTTAGTAAGTATTTTTATAGCATCAGATAATTTTAAAATTGCAACTGCTAAATTTTCCCCCATATTTCTACTTAATCTTCTAATAGCTTCATCATTAGTTTCTGTGAATTTTTTTAAATCTCCTAATTGCTTTTTTAATTCATCAAAGAAACCAGCTGCTATTTCTGTTTGTATTGTAAAGAAAGCATCTTTTAAATTTGATATAGTTCCTACTAAAGTTTGTGCTAGTTTATCAGTTAGTTCTCCAAACTTACCACCAGTTCCAAATGCTTTTGCTAATCCTTTAATTGAGTCATCAACACTAGTTTTTACACCAGCAGAAAAACCAGCCATAGCTGTTATTGCTTTATCTCTAAATAAATCTGCTGCACCAATACCAGCACTAAATGATTTTTGTATTTGTTGTGAAGCTAAAGCAAAATCTCCACCTAATTGGGCTGCTGTGTTTCCTGTAATTTTTAATAATTCTTCAAACGATATTCCCATTTCTTCAGCTTTTTCAGATACAGTTGCTAATGATGCTACACCTTGTTGAATATTTGATAATTCAAATGGAGTATTTTTAGCATAGTCCAAGACTTGCTTTAACATTAACTTTCCTTTTGCAGCAGAACCAGTTAATGCTTCTAATTGAACACCAAGAGTTTCAATTTGCATACCAGCATTAATAATTCCTCTTAAAACTAATCCAGCACCTAAACCTATAAAAGCATTTCTTAAATTAAAAACAGATGCTTTAACTTTGGCTAAACTACCTTGCATTTTATTAAAGGCTTGTTGCGACCTATCTTTTGCTACAATGTCTATTTTAAGTTGTTGTGCCATTATTTATAATTCTTTGCTTCTGCTAGTGATTGGTTTCTTTTATACTGATCTTGCTCTTTTTTCAAGTAAGCTAACCAAAGATTATAATGACTTACTGGCATATCTAATACTTGTTGAATTGGAATATGGAGTCTATCTGCTACTACTAAAAGCGACCTTATTTCAGGGTCGCTATCTACTTTTTTTCGGCTTCCTCGAATGAGGTATCTGCAAGAATTTGATTAGCGATAGTAGCTATAACATTAGAGTCTGCTTTTTTTCTTAAAGCAAATTTATCATTAACATCAAAGGCTTTAATCATTTCTCCTTTGTCATCTTTGACTTGGAGTTTCATTATAAGCAAATCAACAAGAATAGTTAAGTCTTGAAAATT